CTTACTGGCGAAGCCGCAATAACCACGTCGAGGCGAAAAATACTCCGCATCATACCACCTCCATGCCATGCACTTGGACGCGCAGCAATTCGGTAGTGAAATGTCGTGGGTGTTTTCAGCGGCTAACAGTGTGGCGTAACCCGGCCAAAGTTTTGGGCATTCTTTCGTTTTCGCTTCGTCTTCGGTGAGGATCATTGGATTGTCCTTGCTTCGTCTGGGAGTGTGATGATGGATGACAACATGAGGTCGAGTGTCGCCGGTGTCTCAGTTTCATCCATCCTGGAATGCAGCGCGGATTGTGCAGCGTGGTCGAGTTCGTGCTGTTGGATTTTGACCTTGCCGCCCAGGCGCTTGGTGAGGCTGGCGATGACCAGTGACATGAGCGATGGGTTTTTGAACAGGTCTGAGCGCGCCGCGTAGTATGCGACGAGTGCTGCGCGGGCGAGGTCTTCGTAGGTCAGGCCATCTTCGGTGTCAAATAGAACGGTGATCGCCTCGGCAACGTGACGGACATCGTGGACGGAGATATACGGCGGTAGTTCGTCGGTCATCACATCAATCCTTTCGAGTATGGGCTTGGCTGTTGATCGAAGCCGTCCTGCGGCTTGAGCATATGAAATAATACTTTGTCGGTATGGACCGCCGGGACGAAGCCGAGCCGTTTCATTGTGTCGCGCCGATCTTCGCCGGGGAATGGTAGGTCTTTCCAAGCGGGGTGCTTTGGATCGTAGAAAATATCGTGGTATTCCCCGAAGCCTCGTTTTTGGCCGTTGACGCCATCGTGTTTGAGCGCGCCGCCAATCCATTCACACGGGTTTTGTTTCCCGGCTGCGAGTTCGACGGCTGCGATTGCGTCGGCTACCAGCCCGGCCTTTGATTTTAAGAGTTTTGAAATCAGCCCGCCGGCGCTTTTTCCAAAGACCTGTTTTCCGCGATGAAATAGGTATTCTTCGGAGCCGAGTTGGATTGTCTTTTTAGGTTCATCATGGCCGTTACGTAGTAACGGAAAGTCACTAGTTCCCGAGTTAGCAATTGCGCCAGCAACCGTCGTTTCGTTGTTTTCGTTGGATAATTCCCCATCGTTCGGCTTTTTGTTTTCTTTATTAAGTCTGCGTTTACTCACGCTTTTCGCCTGTTTTTCTCTCATTAAATCAGAAATGGAAAGAATTTTGGTGACTTCGGCGGTGCATCTTCGGTTCCGAATTAGGCTGTTAATGATGTCTATTTTGCCCATCAATAAGAGGTCTTTTTTCAGGCTTCGATACTTCCGAACAGACAACTTTGTGAGGCGGGAAACGAGGTGATCGTCGTCGGGTAATTCATCGGTGAAACTGTATATTTGGTCGCATAACTTTCTATAGAATGCTTCTTGTTCAAAGGTCATTTCCTTGGTGCCGTCTTCCCAATCGGGGATGTTATGTTGGTAAAAATCAACCATTACCATCCTCCCCTTTGGTGGCTTGGAGGTTCTCAATATACTCAATAATTTGCCAGCCAGTGAAAACCCGAGTGACGTTTTCAACCCTCCGCCCGTCTTTGTATCTTCTCATGCAACGGCTGGTGACAATATACCCAATCTTTCCCTCCACCGCCAACGCCTTCAATGTTGTGGTGCTGATTTTTAGGAGTTTCGCAGCTTGTGGTGCGGTATACAGCGGGTCAAATTCCACAAGGTTTTTAACTATTGCGTTTTCCGATTGCACGGCTTGGGAAATACGGTGTTCTAGGTCGTAGGGTTCATATTCCGGGCCGCGCCCGTTCACTTTCTTTCGGATATTGTGTAGCGGGTTTTCATCAACGATTGCGTTGGTTTCTGCCTCTAGTGCCTCCTCTCGCGTCGGGTAATGATCTATGTCCACACGCTTAATTTCACCCGCCCAGCCCGAACCAACCTTGTGTTGTGATAGCCGATTGACGGCATTTAGCGAAACTCCGACGTACAATAATTCGCCGTCGCCGTCGAAGTGCCTATATAGGGAAACTGTCATTATTTGCTCCTTACAAGCTGTTGGTTTAGGCGCGGGGTGTCGGTGTGTAAGGCACCAACGGAGGATGCATCCTCGCTGCCCCGGCCAAGGCCAAGTATATTGCTATACCGCCTCCGAGTAAAACCATTATTCCATTCCTTCCGCCGCGTCTACCGACGCCCGCCCGCCGATCCTGTTCGTCGGAAGGTCGCATTCGACCTCAAGGTCGCGTGGCGATTGGCCCGAACGGTTCTTGCGAATAAGTAACTCCATTGTGCGGCTTAAGGCGTTTAGGTCGGTGTCGTGTTCCGCCGCCGCCATTGCGTCTTTTGGCCGGCGCTGCGCCTCATAGTACGCCTCGCGGTAAACGAAAATAATCAAGTCGCCGTCCTGTTCGATTGATCCGCTGTCGCGCAGGTCGGCAAGGCTTGGCCGTTTGTCGTCGCGGTTTTCAACGCCCCTGTTAAGCTGCGACAGGGCGACCACGGGGATATCGGCATCCAGGGCCAAGGCTTTCAGCGTCCCGGTGGTTTCCTCAATCTGGTGAACGCGGTTGGCGCGCGGGTTTTCCGCTTTAACGTGGCCGATGTGATCGACAAATATGATGCCGCCGGGATGCTGGCGAATGAAGCGCCGGGCGCGGGCCGCGATGTTGGCGGCGGTCATGTTCACAAGGGGTTGAACGGTTAGGTCTAGGGATGCGATCGCGGCCCGGTGTGAGGCGATGGTGGCCCGTTGGGCGCTGTTTACCCGGCCACGGCTTATGTCCTCGTAGGGAACGCAAGAATGGGCGGCAATGATACGCTGCATTAACTCAACGTGCGGCATTTCGCCGGATAAGTACAAAACCGGGCGCGTTATAGAGGCGGCTTCGGCCAAACTAATGGCGAGGGCGGATTTACCCATACCGGGGCGACCGGCGATAAACGTCAAACGCCCGTTTCGCAGCCCGCCCGTTGCATAGTCAAGCTCGCGGATGCCGGTCGGCGCACCGGGCAACGCACCATCAAGGGCAATTGTGGCGTCGAGTTCGGCCACAGTCTCGTCAAACGACGTTTCAGCCTTCGCCGTCGCCTGAACACCGCCACCGTGCGCCGCCAGCTTCCACAAGGCACGCTCGGCCTCTTCGATGAAGGATAAGGCCGTGGTGCCCAACAGGGGCGCTGCCGCGGCCTCGGTGATATCCATGGCAATATCTGTCAACTGACGCCGCAGCCAAGCTTCGTGTATGGCGTCACCGTAATCCTTGGCGTTGATGATCGTTGTCGCTGCCGCCGAAAGGTTGGCGAGGTACTGTGTGCCGCCGACCTCGGCCAGACCATCATCGGCTTCAAAGTATGGGACCAAGAGTGCCGGCGTAGCTGTGGCATCACGATCAATCAGGCGCTTGCAATGCTCAAACACCCGGCCATGAACGGCGAATAAAAAGTGTTCCGGTAAGATGGATGGAACGCGGTGGATCGCCTTGTTGTTGACCAGGATGGCCCCGAGCAGGGCTTGCTCTACCTCGGCGATTGGGTCTGGCCCAGGCTCTGATGCCTCGACGGCTGAAAGTCTGTCGCTCATGTTTTTCCCCTATCGTGAACCCGCATCGTTGTTTCGGCGCGGCGTTTGATGTGGTGCATATCCCGTTCGGCCTTTGGGTCAGGCTTCGGCGCTGGCGGCAGAGGCTTCTTGCGGCGCATCCCGAGCAGAGGCTTTTTCACGCCGCAAGACCCCTGATTAATTCCTCAAGCCACTCATCCTCGCGCCGATTGATCCGGCCATTGCGGATGAAGCGTTCGCGCATATTGGACAGGCGGTGCTGGTCTTCGTCGCGCAGTTCGGGCCAGTAACGAGCGGCTCGGGCGAACAGGGCGTGGCGGTCGCGCAACCGCTCTTCGTCAAGCGTTTTCGGCGTCGGTAGGTACATCGAATTTCTCCATCGGCTGGAGTTGTTCCTGCGTCAAACAAAAAGCCGGGCGACCTCCCGCAAGTTCCTTTATGAATTCCGGCTTTTGTGCATCCTTGGCATATGCCCATCCCGGCAAAACGTAGTCGCTGTCCGACAGGCGGATAACCAAAATAAACTTTGTATCCGGTGCGTCTGCTTTGTGGATAATTAAGTGGCCGTTTGGGTATCCAGTTGCTCTGACTTCATGCGGGCCGACATCACCAGGAATTGCTGGCCCGACTGATCCGGTCCAGAATTTATCAAGATATTTTGCCGCCGCCATTTCAGCCTGACACCCCAAGATGTCTTGCTCCCACTCCCCGCCCTTGCCCCTGTTGTTCTTCTGGACACGGCCAAGCTTTATGGCGAGGACGCGCCGCATAACACCGGAATTCGCTGCCATGAGTATTTCGTAATTCGTCAATGTAACCGTAGTCATATCCTCGGGCCAATCAAAACTTTCGCCATCATGGAATAAAGGTGGGGGCTTTTTCCTAATTTCTTTTCGGCATGGTAGACGGTCTTGTGGTTGCGCTTGAAGGCTCGGGCCACGACCGAACGCTTTTGTCCGCAGACCTTCATCGCGACGGCCATGGCAAGCTGCCGCGGCTCGGAATATTCAGGCATCCGGCATTGGGCCAGGATCATCATCGGAGAGATTTGATATTGCTTCGCGACAGCAATCTGGACGGCTTGGATTGATGGTCTGAATTTCATGTGGCGCCCCTAATCTGTACACATACATGGGATGGTGTCTTCGTCAGGTGCATCGGCAAACAGGTCGCCCTGTCGTTGGGAAAAATCCAACATTTGTTCATACGAAGGCCGATCCGTCCGAAAGGTCATAAACCCGCGAGGTTTATTTATATGTGGCACCGTTCGCTCTGCCTCAATCCACCATTCCGCAAGATCGGGACGGTCGCGGATGATGCCAAAAATTTTAGGCCCGTTTTTCAAGAAACAAAGATCGCAATTCCCGTATGGGGTAGACCCGTTGACGTTTTCCAGCCGCAAGTCAAAATCCTGACGGTTCCAAAAATCCGAGACTTTTTGCACCCCTTCGCCAGCGTCATACATTGGCGCAATTCTCTCAATGCAGCCCTTTAATTCTGGCTTGCCTCTAATATTCGCAACCCGGCGAGGCTCGTCTGCCCGCAGTCCAATCACGTTATAAAAATCCACGACTTCGTTTGCCGCGGCCCATCGCTCTATTGTCCGCACCTTCAATTCCGCCGTGCAAAATCGAGCGACCGGGCCTTCAATCAGATACGGGTTTTGCATTTGGCTTTCCCTTCGGGCGACCTGGTTGGCGTTTGGGTTCAAACAGAGCGCGATAATAGCGCACAAGGCTTGCGGCACAGCCAACCTTTTCTGCCACGGTGTAACTGTCGTCCGCCGGATCGGCGTCGAGGATGGCGACCTTAAATGTCATTTTCCGCTTCCAGAATTGCGTGGCCGATCATGGCGACGACCTGCGGCACGACAGCGTTGCCTAATCCTTTAAGTCGGTCCACCCTTCGGGGTATCCCATGAGCCACTCGACCCACGTCGGGTTCAGAGAGCCACCTAGTCGGTGCCGTTGATCCGCTGATGCCTGACCCCTGCCCTTCGCCGCTCCCTCGTCCATTGTCGGGTGCATCGCCGCCGGGCTGCTGCCCTTGTACATAGTTGCTGTGGGGGGCGGGAGCATTACCGCTTCCCTGGGACTTTTCCCGCCCGTTCTTCCTGTGTTTGGCTGCGCACCCGTTCCTTCGCTCGCTGTCGGCGTCGGCCACAACACCTTGTTCACCGCCGTTGCCAAGCCATCCCCCGATGTCGGAGACAGGCCCGCCCGGTTGTGGTTCCCGTTGGCTGTCGGCGTCGGCCACAGCCCCGCTTCCATCGCCGCCACCTGGTCGTTCAGGTCGGCCCCGCCGTGTGTTGTCCCGTGGCGCTTGTACCGTTCGGCGTTCCCCTTCTTCGCGTCGTGCGCTTGCGGTGTGTGGTACATCCCCGCGTCCATCGCCTTCGCTATGCCGCCCAACAGGAGTTCGTCCTTCCTGTCGCCCGACCGGCTTGTCTGCCCGCCGTCCGCTGCTGCCTTGCTCGGTGTGGGCAATAATCCAAACTCTGTCGCGTCTGTGCGGGGCATCGACGGCGCAAGCCGGAATAACAACCGGCCAGCAGGTGTAGCCTTCGCCTTCCAGGTCAGAAAGCACTTGGTCGAGGCCCATGCCGATGTGCCCAACAACGTTTTCAGCAACAACCCAACGGGGCCGGATGGAAGCCACGAGCCGGTGCATTTCCGGCCAGAGGTGGCGGTCATCTTTCTCGCCGCCTCGCTTCCCGGCAAGTGAGAAGGGCTGGCAGGGGTATCCTCCTGTGACACAATCAACTGTTCCAAATCTAGCTGCATCTAGTGACCTCACATCGTCGTAAATCGGAACGTCGGGCCAATGCTTCCGCAAGACCTTTTGCGCGAATGGTTCAATCTCACAAAACGCGACCGTCTCAAACCCGCCGGTCATTTCCAGGCCAAGCGAAAAACCGCCGATGCCGGAAAACAAATCTAGCACGCGAAGCTTATTCATCGACCAGCTTTATCGCGACGCGGATTTCGTCCTGCAGCGACCTGTCAACGCGTATGGATTTAACCGGGACGCGCTTCATGTTGTCGTCAACGATGACGCCGGCAGTGACTAGGGCGTCAATCGTCACCTTCATATAGTTGTCGAGGTCGCGGCGTGGATTGTATGGAACGCGGATGGCGATGGCGACCGGGGCGTCGAACGTCACGCCGCCAGCGTCGATCTTTATCATCCACAGCGCTTCCCTTTCCCACCTGCGATAGACCGGCGATTTGATCCGGCCCTTGATGTACATCGCGTTGGTCGATGGCGGGACGGGAAGACTGTATTCAATCATCGCCCTTTTCCCGCTCTACGAAGGGAAGGTATACATCCGATCGGTCAAGCTTATCGAGGTCTTTCAGAGTGGTAATACCCAGGCGCATGATGACCCTGAGAGCCGCCGAAAATGACCCTAATTCGTGTTTGTCGGCCACTTTTCGGACTTCGGCTTGAAGGCCAAGGGGGACGTAAACTGCTATTTTCTTTGGGTTTTTCGCTGTCATACCTATTTTCTCCGTTTGTGCCTCAAATAACGTACACCAAAGGTATTGAAAACGTCAACACACATCGCTATATATAAAGAGACGGCGGGATGGCCCGCCCAAACAAAGGTGCAGCATGACCGACAATCAAAAATCATTAGACCCGAATTCCGTTGCCAGAATAATCAAAGACTTCCGGCACGGCACCATCAAGGCCGATGGGAGTGTTGAGCATTCAGTCGCCAAACCAAGCCGGTTTAGCAAAACAGAAAAGAGCATTGATGTCGTGTCCGACCTGACGACCGGAACGATAATGTTTGAAGCTGACGAAGCCGCAGAGGCCAACATATTCTTGGCCGAATGCCAGCACGTTGAAACAATGTCGGCGGAAGCCATCGCCCGTATGCTCAAGGCAATGTCCAGACCGGGCTACCAGTTTGACTTGGAAGACCGCGCCCGCCGCGATGCGGCGAAGCTTATTACGACAAGCGACCAAAAGGCATTGGAATTCTTTGGACTTGCTGGTCTTGAATTCTGGACAACCGGCGGCGGATGCACGGCGTTCGGTCGCAACATTGATGACAGTGAGAACAGCGCATACGTTCTCGTCACCGTCCACGAAGATGGACGCCATCCCAACGATGACGAAACCAATTTAACCGTTGGCTTTTACGACGAAGCCGACCACTACGACGGCGTATATAAAAACGTCTCTTCGTGGGATGACGCCATCACCGCCATCAACAAACTCGTTGATACACACGTTTAATCCTCAAAACAAAGGTGCAGCAAAATGTTGAAACTCAAAAATATTAAAGTCCACTTAGGTCTGTCCGAAGAGACTTATGCTTACACAGCGACCGTTTATTTTGATGGCAAAAAAGCCGTCGAAGTTTCCAACCAAGGCCATGGCGGCGGCGATTTCCAGCACGAAGTCAACAAGGGCGATTTGGACAAGGTCGCCAATTGGATCAAGAACAATATTGATCCGTGGATTTCGCCGTATGACGCTTCGTCAAATGAAGCCGATTTGGAATATTGGTGCGGCAACCAAGTCACCGCCCATCTGACCCTTCGGGACATGAAGCGGGCGATGAAAGCGAAAGTCCTTTTCACGCAAGCCAACAAAAAGGGCGTGTTTGAGTTGAAGTTTAAGGGCGTTCGTAAGTATCAGCCGGAAATGGCGACCATCTGCCGCGAAAAATACCCCAACGCCGTCGTCCTGAACGAACTCCCCGAA